CGGGCTCCGCAAAGCGTATGTTGAAGTGGCCAAAGCTCTTGGCATCAAGCCAACAGAAGGTGCTTTTGAAAAATTTCTTAAAGAGATTTATGGGAACGAACAGTCTACCCCCGTGTTCAAAAGCATTGTTGCTGAGGGCCGAAGCAACCAAAACCCAAAGTATAAAGATCTCCTACTTCAGGAAACAGGTAACAAGACACAGGTCCAGCAAAGTGGTCCGGAGGCCGTGGTCAACCGTTCTGCGGCCCCTGTTACTAAGCCGGAACCCGCTCGCAAAGAAACGGCCTACGAAAAGAAGGTGCGTCTTGAAGCAGAGAAGCTTCCTCCCGGTATGCGGGAGGTATTTAAGCGCGTGGTCTCCGTCAATGATGACACTCCGGGTGGTGTCTTCAAGAAGGCAGCGATAGCCATCAGTGGCGCAGTAAAAGGCGAAAGTATCGGTCGTGCCCTTATCCGAAATGGCGTGGTGTCCAATCTCCCTTTCCTTGAAAGGGCAGATCTGCGTCATCTTGGACAGATGCTTGAGAGTCTTCAAAACTCGACGGGCCGAGTCATGGGCCTGTTAGATATTGGCTCACTCACGTATAACCCCGTCACCAAAAAGCTTGAGTACAAGCAGGGTAGCAGCCCTCTTGCCAAGGTCTTTGAGAAGATCGGGACAGAGAAAGCAAGTGAGACGCGCTTGGTTCTATTGGCACAGCGCGTCCTTGCTTTGCGCGCCGCTGGAAGGGTGAACTCTACCGGCGAAGTCGGTATTGGCATCCCCATGACAAATGACGAGGCGCGCCGAATCATTCGACTTGCAAGCCCTGAGGTGCTGGAAGCCAGCCGGGAATTCCAGAAGTTTAATAATGACATGGTCGAGTTTGCCATCCAAACGGGGCTGATTCCCCGGTCTCTTGGCGAAAACTTTAAGAGCCTGATGTATACCCCGATGTACCGGGCACAGGATGCGGACCTTGCAAAGACCCCCAACATTGGAATTGGGCAATCAATCTACGACGCCATTAAAGACCCTGAAAGCATCACAGCTTTCAACAAGCGTGTCGGTGGCGACGGACAGGTCGATATGGACCTCTACGAAAACATTCTCCGCAACTACAACGCCATCGTCAGTGCGGGGTTGCGTAACATCGCGTATCAGGAGACATCCGATGCGCTCACCAAGATAATGAAAGATGGTGGCGATACGACTATCGCCGAGGTGGTGTCAAAGCCCGGCACAGATCCCATAACTGGGGAGTCCACCATAACCTATCGCGTCGGGGGCGAGGATCGGCATATGCTGATCCATGACCCCGCTATGTTCCAAGCCATTGCATCCCTAACTCCTACCCAAAAGACCGCCTTTGTCCGTGCCATGGGTAAACTGACAGCCCTTCTTCGTAGGGGTGTTACTGCGACTCCCCCCTTCCAGCTTCGCAACTTATTCCGTGGTCTTGTCGAATTGAAGATCAAGACCGGTATGTCCAGCTTCGAGACCGTCAAGGGTACCCTTGATGCCGTTCAAGAAGTCTGGAACAAGGAGGGTGCCTACAAAGACATTCTTGCGCAGACGGGCTTTGGCGGTTTCGGGTTTGGCTCCTCCTATCGGGACCAAGCTAGCTTTATGAAACGTGGGATGGTTGCCAAAGAGCAGCCGCTCAACCCTTGGAACGGTTTCCTCCGTCTCTTCGACAAGCTTGAAGAAATTGGCGAGGTGACGGAGATGGCTCCGCGCATCGCCTACTACAAGAACCTTCAGAAGCGGATGAAGGAAGGACAACGTGAGTTCACGGATGGTGAGGCTGCTTGGGAAGCCGTGAACCTTGTCAACTACCACAGACATGGGGCTGGTAACGGCATTGCGGGTAACGTGATCTCTAATATGATCCCGCTCACTCCGTTCTTGACGGCCCGTATTCAAGGTCTGTACCGCCTTACTGAGACAGGCCTTGCCGGTACCTCAAGTGTCGCTGGGTTCAAGCTTCCAAAAGAAACCCTTGTTGGTATACCCCTTGCCATAGCTTCTCGTGGCATGATGGTGATGGCCATCAACGCTGCGCTCAATGCAATTCAGGGGGACGACGATTGGTACAAGAGGCTACCTGTCAAGGACCGCCTTTCGAACATGTACGTTAAAGTTGGCGACACCGTGCTTGCGCTGCCCCGTGCATACGAAGTCGGTGAACTCTTTGGCGGCATCCCTACCCTTATGATGGACTCGATCCGGCAGAAGAATGGGAACGATGTTGCGGCGGGCGTAGGCGCATTCCTAGCCAACACATTTATCGTCAACCCCATCCCGCAGTTTGCAAAGCCCCTCATCGAGCTTCTTGCAAACATGAATTTCTATACACACCAGCCCATTGAAACCCTGAGTGACAAGAACAGACCAAAAGAAGAACGGGCAAACGAGTACACCAGTAGCTTGGGCAGATTAGCTGGTCAGGTTAGCAAGGCCGGAACCGCCGTGCCGATTGTCGGAGAGGCCCTTCAAGTATCTCCGAAACAGTTTGACAGTCTTCTCCGTGGCTACCTTGGCACTACCGCGACCTTGTTTCTTGGCACAGTGGACGCCCTTGTAAGCACGGGTGGGACTAGGCCGCAGGGTATCTTCGGTGATCCTTCTAGCCTAACTGGTGTCGCCGGAAACTTGACAGGCCTAGCTTCGATCATGAAGTCTGAAGACCAGTTGAACAACAAGTACGTTGGCGACTTCTACGAGATCAAGGACAAGGTCACGCAGATTGTCAACTCAATGAACGATGCTGCCCGTGCGGGTGACATAGAGACTGTGCAATCCCGTATAAAGGAAATGCCGCAAGCTAAAAGCCTCTTCACCGCATTCAACGCTGCTGCTGCCAACCTCAGCCAAATTAACCGCCACATGACGGACATCCAAAGAAGCTCTAACTTTACCCCGGATCAAAAAGTTGGAATGCTTGAAAAACTTCATAAGGCCCGTGCTACTATCACGGAGCAGATGGTCCTCGCGGCAGAGAGGGCCGGGGTGACTCGGTGAGGGGGCGACGATGGATCCACTAACGCTCTTGGCCTTGGCCAAGGCCAGTTATGAGGCGGTCAAGGCAGGGGTGGCGGTGGGGAAGGAGATCCAAGGCGTAGCCAAGGATCTCGGTTCACTGTTCGATAGCGTTGCCCACATCACCCGCATGGCTGCGGAACCCCCGCATGCCAGCCTCATGTCCGGTAAGACTGCCGAGCAAGTGGCGATGGAAGCCTATGCTGCTAAGGCCGAGGCCGAGCAGATGATGGCTGAACTCAAGAACCACTTTGTGGGGGAGTACGGCATAGCCGCATGGGACAACATTCTTAGTGAGACGACAAAAATCAAGAAGGCCCAAAAGGCCGCAGCCATACAGGCTGAAAAGGATCAGGAGCAGGCCCTTGAAAACATGGCCGGTATCTTGCTCATCGTCTTGGCTGCGGCCCTGATCCTCGCTACAATAGCCTTCGCTCTTTACCTCCTCCTGCACCGGTGAACCATGGACCTTATCTCTAAGTTTGGCCCCCTGCTGGCTCAAGTTGCCCCCTCCATTGCCACCGCTTTGGGTGGTCCTCTTGCTGGGATCGCCGTCCGCACCCTGTCAAACGCCCTGTTCGGGCATGAGGACGCGAGCGAGCAGCAAGTGTCGGAGGCTTTGGCCACGGCGACCCCGGACCAGCTTGCCGCCGTCAAGAAAATCGATGCTGACTTCAAGGTGCAGATGAAGACCTTGGATATCGATCTTGAGCGCATTGCTGCGGGAGATCGCGACAGCGCCCGGCAGATGCAGATGTCCACCAGAGACTGGACCCCGAAGGTGCTGGCCTTCTTCATCACGTTCGGGTTCTTCGGGGCGCTCGTCTGGATCCTGATATTCGGGATCCCCAAGACGGGGACCGAGGTCCTTCTGATGATGCTGGGCTCCCTGTCTACCTCATGGACAGGTGTCGTACAGTTCTATTATGGTTCTAGCGCCGGGTCGAAACAGAAGACCGACGCCCTGACTAAAGGTGACAAATGAAAGAGAACTTTGACGACTGCTTTGACCGTGTCATCAAGCATGAGGGTGGCTTTGTAAATCACCCGAAGGACCCGGGCGGTATGACGAACTTGGGGGTTACCCGCACGGCGTGGGAAGCCTTCCTCAACCGTGATGTCACCGAGGCTGAGATGCGCGCCCTCACCCCCGCCGCCGTCAAAGCCTTCTACAAGGCCTTGTATTGGGACAAGCTGAAGTGCGACGACCTTCCATCCGGGGTGGACTACGTAGCCTACGATTTCGCAGTCAACAGCGGGGTGGGCCGGGCCGCGAAGTATCTACAACGTATAGCCAATGTCACCGAAGACGGCGTGATCGGAAAGAAATCTGTGGAAGCAATCTGTGCCTATGACCCGGCCCAGATGGTCAACGATCTTTGCGACATGCGTCTTAATTTCCTGAAGTCCCTGTCAACCTTCACGACCTTTGGCCGTGGGTGGGAGA